CGATTTGATCTACGCCACCAACTGGATTATTAGAAGCAGTTCCTTGTCTCCCTTTCATTAAAGCCATAGCGCCTAAACCAGCTGCTAAAGCTCCTAAAATTTTTTTATTTCGTTTTCTCGATTTTTTAGACATAGTGTTATCCTTATATGTAAATTGTTAATTGATGTCCATCTTTATTTTTTACCATTCCTGAAGATCTGAGTTCCCTTAATTCCAAAAACGCTCGCCACGACGAGAATCCATAAATTAGTGAACCATTTTGGCAAATTCGAGAAATACTCAAAAAAGATCTCTATCTTCTTCATAGCTTCCGGATCCTCTGTCCAAACCGACCAGGCCAGTACAATTATGGGCAGTGTGAGAATCGCCAAAACGATTTCGTCCTTGTAGTCGTTTTGACGGGCTTCTAAAAGTTTGCCCTGGTATTGCTCCTCACCTCGGGCCATCTTTTCTGCATGCATTAATTGTGCATCAGACATTGCCATCTTTGTTTTCTGGCGGTTCGAATAAATTTTTGAACCAGCCTGCAAAGCAATCTTAGCTAAGCTGAACCAAGCCATACTACCACCAACTTACTTTAGACTTTTTCGAAGCTAGCATTCTTCTTTGTCCGCCAACTTTGTTTACAGTCGGTTGACCAAGAGGCATTTTAACTTCTACTTCTTTTCCATACCCATCGCTATTAATTGGAAGTGTATTTGACATATCCGCTTTCGGAGTGTCAGACACAACTTTACCAATATACTTTGGGTTGTTTTTTGTCCAAAATGTTTTTCCTTTTCCCATAGTTTTCTCCTTATTAGTTTGTATACTATCTTCTAGGCCCTTTCAAGATCTTAACGTCTTCTTGTTTTATCATATCGTTAAGCAATTTAGCATCTTGAGACATAGCCTGTTTTTGTATTGAGGTATCAGCTCTTAGTTGAGCTAAGTCCTCATTTTGAGCTAATTTCTCGTCAAACTGTTGTTGGCCCATTAATTGTTTAGATTTGTCTAAATCAATCTTTTCTTGGCCTTGTTCACGTTTAACTTCGTCGTCCATAGCTCTTAAATCTAGTTCTCTTGCTTTTAATTTAGCAATTGGGTCATTTCCGAACTCACCCATGATTTTATTTTCTTCATTTTTGAATTCTTCGGTCATTTCAGCAATTAATTTTGCTTTTCTTGCCTCTAAATTCATAGACATAGTAATAATTTGTTGCTGAACCTGCGGATCTTGCTGCAACATTGGATTTTGTTGTACCATTTGTTGCATTTGCATCAATTGTTGAATTTCATTTCTAAATTCTACCTCTAATTGCTCTTGTGCCATCATAGAAATGTGTTCAAAAATGTTTTTTTCTAATGCAGCCATAACTGGAGGCGAATTTCGTGCAATATTTGTCGCCATAAAGTTTAAATGGGTTGTTATGTGCGCTTGATGGTCTTGCCCTTTGAAAGCTTGGAATGGTTTTCCACTCATTGCTAAAATATTTTCAGTTGCTGGGTCCATTGGAGTAGGTTGAGGTGGTGGTGGCAAAATTTTATCAATATTTTTTACACCGATCGCATTATACATCGCTCGATATGCTTCATAAAGATTGTGCATTTTAGGATTTGACATTGCAAGTTGTAATTCTGTTTGTGCCATTGAAATTCTTTGGGATTGAGAAAAAATATTTGGGTCTGCAACAGGTAAAATATCTACCTTGTCATCAAAATCTGTTTGTTTAATTTGTCTTTGTCCACCAACAACGTCGTAAGGATATTCTGGTGGTAAGTATTGTTTAAAAACTCCTGCTAATAATTTAAATTCTTGTTTCATCGCCACATACAATCTCTTATGTATGGCTGACATGACCCTTGAACCACGTTCTAAGAGAGCAATGGTCGTCCCAACAGCTGCTTGTTGGTTGCCGTCCCCGACCTGCATGTCAGCGATGGCGGCAAATCGTTGCCCTGCCTGTACCACTATACCCATCAATTGCAATAAAGTTGCTGATGGTTCTTTAAATGGTAATGGCATAAATGCATCTTTGATACTTCCTCCAGGTGCATCCACATCTCTGAATTCTCCAGGCTGTATAGCTTGAGCCTCATCTCTAACACGGATTCCTCTTTGCTTAAATCCGGCTGGTAAATTACTTAAAGTTCCTGCGTCAAGTAGTTGACGTAATGCAGTAGTTGCCGTTCTCGACAATCCACCTATCATATGAATTAATCCAAAACCATAAAATCCTAATCCAGGTAAAAATTTAAAATGAACAAAATAATCTATTTTATTTTTTTGTGGATCTTCTATTTTATAGTTTCGTCTAATTGATAGAATCTGTCTATTCCCCATTTCAATGGTAATAATGTATGGAAGTTTAATTCCAGTACCTTCACCAGTTGAGTCTTTGTCTTCAAAACCTTCTAAATCTAAATCAGTATGTATTTCTAAAATTGTAAATACATCTTCGTCTCTAGTTTTTTTAATTCCTTCAAGTTCTCTTTCTTTTTTCTCTACTTCTGTTTCTTGATTGTAACCAGGTGTTAATTCTACATCCATGTAGAAACCGGCTACTTGTTTTTTTCTTAAATCGTTCTCTGACATTTTAATGACATGCACAACTGCTTCTGCATCTTCTAAAGATGTAGCAGTGTACGGTACAACTAAATCGTCAGCTGGAACAAATTTTGAAACAGCTCTGCCTAAAAGTTCATCGTAATAAACTTTTTTGAAGGCAGAGCCACTAAGAGGGAGATAAAAAAGCATTGTGTCGAACTCGGGTTCGTACTCTTTCATCACATCCATGAGCTGATAGTTCATGAATTCTTTAACTCTGGTTGACTGGTCTTCTCTTGCTCTATCAGCAAGTCCAATTATTTGTGTATGTACTGGACCAGTTGCTGGAAGTAATTCTTTGTAAGCTTGCGCTTGAAACTGTGTAACGGATTCTGCTAATACTGGGTGTGTTGCACCACTTGCGCCTTGAAATGGTTGTGTTGGATTTTCATACTTAAATCCTAAAAGATCTAAACCTTTTGTGTAAGTATCTTCCCACGCTTTTCTAGAACCTTTATATTGTTCGTAATTTCCTACTAATTCAGAACCTAACTTTCCTAAAGTTTGTTCTGGTAATAATTCTGCTAAATTGTCAAAATGGCCTTCTCCTCCAGGTTGGTTAACTGCTTCTGGATCAAAATTAATTGTTGCACCACCATCTTCTTCAGTTGTAACTTGAACATCATCAGGACCAACTTGCTCTTTAACAGTTTCTTCTTGAGCAACTGCGATTTCCTCTTCGCCAGGTACTTTAATTTCAGTATTTACGTTTGGTAATGGTTTGTCTATTTCTGCCATTTATATTCTCCGAGTTCCCTATTGTTTTAACTTGTTTTGTAGGAACATTCAACCCCTGTGAGTCAGGTCCCTTCAAAGGTGGTATCTCCTTCCATTTTACGTGTTGCATATTTGCAACAAGAGTTTTATTCTTCACTAAACCACCCTCTCTTGTTTCTCCAGTCATCAAATTTTTGAAGACCTTGAATTCCTAATGAAGCAGCTAAACCATAGCCACCAAATCTAGATAATCCCCTTAATGCTGTCGGACTCATACCCATTCTCATAATTTTAGACATTGTTGGACCGGCAAATTTTGTAGCTTCTTTTGTTAAGGGTGCCGCAAAAGTAGGTCCTAAATAATTCCATGGATTAGTTGCAATATCTGTTGGAGAATCTCCTTGTGCAATTTGACCTGCAATATGTAATGGCTCTAATGCAGCTAAACCTAATGGTGTTGCAGTTGCTGCTAAACCTTTTCCAAGTACGCCTCTTAATCCAAGTGCAGATCTTACAGGACCTGCTGGTTTTAGATTTGGACCACCCCTTCTTCTAACATCATATAATCTTTTACCCCCAGGAACCATTCCTGCTGCAGTTACTGCACCAAGAGTTGGTAATTGGTAATCTAGAATTGCTGGGCTTTCTTCTGGTGTTTCATCAATTGGATCTGTTACCATAGAGATTAACATATTCTTCTGTTGATCTTCGTTAGATAAATAAGTTGTTGGATCGTCGTTCATAAATGTTTTAACAAGACCCGCGGCTGCTGCACCACCTGCTGCAATCGCACCAAACTTACCACCACGTTTTGCAAAGTTTAAAAATCCTGTTGCAGAATTTTTAAATTTTTCTAACCTACTTGCTTTTTGTGCTAATTTTTCTGGTTCCTTTTGTATTGCTTCTTCAACAGCATCAACACAAGTTAATGTTCCACCCGTTGCTCCTTTAGCTCTGACTAAGCTACAAATTTGACCACCCGCTAATGCATCTGCTCTTGCATCATCAAAAAAATTTAGATGTGAGATAACTCTTGTTTGTTCCGTCTTACCTATTTTTTCAGCCGCCTTTAAAGCGTTTTTTCTATTCATTTCAAAAAAGTTTGCTTTTTTTATATTTTCAAATTCCTCTGCAGTGTCCCAAGTTTTTTTACCTTTCCATTTTTTTACAAACTCATTAATCTCTCGTTCAGTTTTGCCAGGAAATTCATCAAACACATCTATAGTTAATCTGTCTCCTCCAAAAGTTGAGCCATCACTCAATGTAACTTTTTTAAATCCTTGTGATTGAGAAGCTAGTCTAACTAATAAAGCATCTGCTTGTTCTAATAATTTTTTCTTCCTTGCATCTGGTAAATTTTGTTTTTTTAACTTTTCTATTTTTTCAGAAACTGATCTAATTTTAGAATCAAGCCCTTTTCCTTCTGAGGACATCGCTTGATTAATCTCTGCAGGAGTATAAGCTAATCTATCTCCTGTAATTAACTCTATTCCAAAAACATTTCCAGTATGACCTAAGTGGGCTTTAAGAGTTCCTTTATGAGGACCCCCATAATATCCACCTCGTTTTTTAACAGCTTCAGACTTTGCTTGCTTATCTAAATATCTTTTCTTTTTTTGAGCGTCTAATGTTTTAAGATCAGGTGGTGGATTTTTAATTGGGTTTTTTATTCTATAATCGTTTACAGCTTTAACAGCATCTGATTGTTTTCCAAACTCAGTAGATAAAACTGTTTTATCATTAACAGTAATAACTGCTCTATATAAATCTTTTGTTACTCCAGTTGGTTTGTAAGTGCTTGGTTGATTTCTGCTACCTATTACTTCTTTAAATTTTTGTTTTATAACATTATTTGTTTTTGTAGGAATACCAACTTTAACTAAAAACTTATCTGCTTTAGGAGGTGTGGGTGGTTTAAGTTTTGCTTCTTTTGCTTCAGCAATAAGTCTATCTTTTCTAGCTAAAGCGTTTTTAGCAGCTTCTTCACTTCTATAAAATTTAGTTCCTTTAAAATCTTCGTAATTAGAATCTTTTCTAAAGATAATTTTAAACTTAGCCCAACTAGGAGCACCATACTGACTAAAGTCTCTATCGGTTACAGTTAAGATTACGTTTCTATCGGTCATTAGACCTCCAGGATCTGAGCTAATCCGCCATGTTTGAATTCTGGAATGTCATCAGGATTGAATCTTGGATCGTCAGTTGCAAACCCAGATCTGTCTTTTGCGAAACGAACGTTATCGACAAATTCTTCTATAATTATTCTATCAGAACTTAATGGAAGTCTTTGTGTAATAGTATCACCAAAATATTTTTTAATTAATACTAATGGATCTCCTAAAACGCCGCCACCGCCTTCTGTAATATATTTATAATCTGTTGGACTAATAACACTTTCTAAAGTCCCACCTTGCGGAAGTAAGTCTGTTTCTTTTTTTAACATAGTATTTAAAAACGCTCTAGCTGCTGCTCTTTTCTTTGCAACCTCTGTTGCAGATACAGCTCCTGCATTTTTATAAAGTTCAGTGACATAACCAGCAATGAAATCATTACCTGCTCTATTTTTAACCATAGTTTCAAGAGCATCTACTTCAGTAGAGAATTGTTCAACTGGTGCTGCAATATCGTCTGGTCCTCCACGTGAACCTGGTGGTGGTAAATCATCTGCAGACTTATAAATGTTTTCGTATTCTTTCATTGCATCATCTAGTTTTGATGAAGTTCCTTTAATTTTTTCCATTTGACTTTCAACACGACTCATTAAAGGAGGAAGATTAAGAGATTTTTCATTACGAGCATCAATTACATCTCTTAAAGGAGGAAGATCAAGTTCATCGTTTATAACTCTTACATCATCATCTGTTTTTCTAGTGGCTCTTAAAGCACCAAGACCTTCTTGTGTTAGGTCCCTGGTTCCTGTTCCAAGATCAGTGATGTTTGGGATTTGTTTAGGGTTAAAGACGTCATCGATCTTTAACATGTTTTCGTATAATTTTCCTGCTTGAATGTCGTTTAACTTATTGGCCGTTAAATAACCGATAGAACTTTTTAATTCTTCTAAAACTTTATTTTTACCTAGAGCACCGATGGCGTCTATATTGATTGTAGAATCTATGAAGCCTTCTGGACTCTTACCGACTCCTAAGAAATTAATATTGGTTCGGGTACCAAGGACATCGGAAACATTACCCCCTAATTTGGAGTATAATTTTATAATTGAATCTACTAATGCTTTTCTAGCCATAATACTTTACTTGTCCTCTAACAATAGGCTCATCTTTATAATCTTCAGGATGACGAACCAAACCGCCCTGTCTAATTCGCATAATGGCCTGTGTCGTACTATCGACGTAGTCATCATGATCTCCGAATGGAAAAGAAGCGCACTCTTCCACTACTTCCTGGGCAAAATGCTCATGCATCGGGGCCCAGACTTTTCCGCTTTCAAAAAGCGGAGCTACGGAGTTTACTCTAGTGTGTTTATCATTTCCTTTGCTTGGAGTAAAGTTAATAACTGGGATATCCATCTGCCTCAACTCGTGAGTCAGAGGTAGTCCTGAAGCTTTTGCTTCTATGATGACCATGTCAGGTCGCCAGTCTTGGTATTCTTCCAGAGCCACTCTCCGGAGTTCAGGGAACTCGTACCTACCTTTAAAGGCATTCAATAAAATTATATTTTGTCCCCGGTCCTCGGTCGTAAAGACACCCCACATGGTTATAGCGCTATAGTCGGCAGTAGTTGATTTTGTAAATGCGGTATCGAGAGACATAATCTTATATTCTAAAGGTGGAGGGTTATTGCCTTCAAAATCACGCCACCATTCTCTTTTTAATATGGCTCCTTCTTCGGCAGTCGGTTGCTGCATATATTGGGCCAGCCAGTTGGAAACAGGGATCGAGGCTTTTGTTTTAAGTAATTCTTCTTTTTTCCAAAACTCCGGCCAAACAGGGTTTCCATTTGGCAATATAGCTGGAAGCTCTACAATTTCCCATTGATCACTTCCTTCCTCACTTTGTGCTTTTAATAATTGACCAGTTACATCTTTGACAGACCATCTAGTCATAACGATTACAATTGAACCACCAGGTTGAAGACGTTGACGTGGTCCTGATGTGTACCAAGTCATAGCTTTATCAAAAGCTTTACCATCTGCTCTAACATCTTGTTCTTTATGGGGGTCGTCAATAATTAATAGATCAGCACCCCGTCCAGTGATTGCTCCGCCAACACCAGCTGCAAAGTATTCACCACCTTGTTCGGTTTTCCATTTCCCTGCTGCCTGACTATCTTCTTGAAGTCTAGTCTTAAACAGTTCTTGATAATTTTTATCATCAACTAAGTTCTTAGTCTTACGTCCAAAGTCAATCGCTAGATCGGCTGTGTGAGTTGCTTGAATTATTTTTAATTTTGGATTGTTCCCAATCATCCATGCCGGGAGTAAGTATGAGGCAAACTCCGACTTTGTATGTCTTGGCGGCATGTTTATGATTAGTCGTTTAATCTTGCCTTCGGCAAGATCATTGAATTTTTTATTAATAATTTTGTGATGGGACCCCTCTATAAACTCGGGCCAAACGTACTTTACAAAACTTAAAAAATTTTTTGTAATATTTGGACGAGCTTCATCCAACGCCACACTTCTTTCAAGTTCTATTAGTTTAGCGCTTTCTTCTGGGGTTAATCCATCTAAATTTTTTGTAATATTTTCCGTATCTTGCATATCTCAAATATGTTTTGAAAAGTTATACCTTAACCGTCTGAATTAATCAATAAAGGGTAAGGTTGGGACCCCTTTTTTTATTTAAAGGGGGTGGGCCCTCCCGGTTCCGGTTCAGGGGTGGGCCCGCCCTGGTACCTCTATGAATTGTGGGGGGTGGGCCCGCCCAGAATTGCGATTTTGCGATTTTGCCCTGCGACATTATGCGTAGGATTATGTGGGATTAGTTCTTGACAGACTATATGTGGTGTATGTGTTTAATGCATAGGTTATTTACTTTCTATTGTTGTCCTTGTTGATTGATATGGTACATATCCACCCCCATTACTATCGTATTGATATCTTTGACTTTGATATTTTTCTGTCTTAACTTTGATTGGTGTTTCCTTTGGTTCACGTCTTGGCGCAATGTTAATTATTGCTTGAGTATGTTTAGAAACAAAATCCATTAAACATCTATGATTACAAAAGTAATCCCAGATATTGCCACCACCATTGCCAAACATACTCTTACCATTGTAAGCTTTTATTTTAATAGTTCTTAAAACTTTATTATTGCCACTACCTCTTATTCTGGATTGTGTTTCAATTTCATGGCAGTTAGTACCATGACACCAATTATAATCACTCATTTTTCTAACTCCTTTGTCATGCCAATAATTGTTGATGTTGCATATTCTCTCTCCTCTTTAAATTGTTTAAAAAGCTTCTTAACTAACTTAATTAAATTATAATAGCCTACATTACTTGCCAAAGGAATTTCAGCTTCTACTCTTATTGCTTTAACAATTTGTTTTTCAAGTTCTTTAGTTGTCATTATATTGATACCATATTGTCATGTCGCCTTTACTATCGACAGTATTAAAAACTTTTGCTTTGTTCTTGTCAAAAGATTTTTTTAATTGTTCTTGTTTAAATAGTTCTATTTCTGCTTTCCTTTCAAAATGAATTGATACAAGAAATAAAACAAAACCAAAAACAATTAGTCCTATACCAATGTATAGGACTAAATTGTAATCTATCATTTATGCTACCTCGTCTGTTAAAATCAGCGCTGGATTTTCTTGCGCTGGAACAATAAAGTACATTGTGCTTTCATCATCTTCTAACAAACTTAAAGCTGACAAAAATTGATTTGCTTCTTTAATTGTATTAGCCCACTTTGCTACCCTATAATCTGGCGCTGTGGTTTTATATTGATACTTTCTTATTATTAAATATATCATTATCCCTCTATTGTTGTTGTTGCTTTTATTGTCATTGGATTAATTGCCATTCGCCATTGGTTGCCTTTTTCATCTGGTTCTGCGTCATTATCCCAATAGATAAAACAAACTACTCCATTTTTAGAAATAAATGCTTTGCCAGTAGTCATGAAATCGGTTGGCTTTGTCCAACTTCCATTTCTAGTGATTATTTTTTTATGCTTTTTAGCATAGTAAGTAATAACAAAGTTTTCTGGTATGTTATTAAGATCAACTTTATTTGTCATTTTTTCCTTTCTGTTATATCTGGGATATTATATTAAATACCCCAGATTGTCAATAGTCAAAATGAATTAATTTGCAACTTGGGATTGTTGCATATATGCCATTCTTTCGGCTATTTTTTCTTCTTTAGTTTTAACCTTTTTATTCTTCATGCCTTTTATTCTATCAGCAAGATTTTTAGGATTGTAGATAGTCAAGCCAGTTGAGTTCGTTCTGATTATTTCTGCGTCTGAAATATTCAAGCCAAGTTCTTTTGATAACTCAATAGCTTCATCAAGATATTTATAACCTTTTAGACCAATTTTAATTTCTTTCATCTGGTCTAAAATAGATTTAATCCAATTTCTATGTGCCATAACAAATTGTCCTTTTGCTTGTTTCCATTCTTTAAGCATAAGGAATTGTTCTTGATTACAAGCAATAGAACGATCTCTACAATATTCTCTGCCAATTAAATCTAATTGGTATTTTTCATTCCATTGTTTCCCATAACCACTATCATCACTTCCAAGATATTTATTATTGTTGTCAGTATATTTTGTCAAATGTGGGTTGTTGTCTTTGCCCTCTTGTTCAATCAAAATATCAGGATTGCAATTATCTTGTGCTTTTAGTTCATCACGATACAACGCATAACCATAAGCGCTATCATCAGAATAACTATCGCTATTGTTTTCCATGCTACCCTTTAAACGAAAATCAAAATGTTCTTCAATAGTATCTTCTTTCATAATAAGATTATTGTCATAATCTCTATCTTCTTTCATTCCAAGATAATGAAAATGGAAACAACTATCTTTTGCAATAGTGCTTACGTTCTCAAATTTATTTTGTAAATGATATGCCATTTTGACATCATCAGGGGTATAGTGTTTTCTAACAATAGTTTCTGCTAGTTCCCATGCGTTGTCGTTTATGTCAATTTGATCTGCTTTTAAATTGTCATACTTTTGTTTTTCAACAGTATCTTCTTGTTCCAAGTGTACTCGCATACGATTTGCGATCTTGTTTCTGTACTCTTGGTTTAGTCTTATTCTGCTCATAATGTTTTTTCCTTTCTGTTTTTAATTATTTGCATAAATATTTTATAAACTACTTGACAAACAATGTCAATAGGATTATATGTTAATTTATATTTATTTATAAAAACTTAAATATCAACTTAAGCTAATCTGTGGTTGGCAGTATAAAAACGCAACCACAGATTGCGTAACAGAAAGGAAAAAATTATATGAATTAGTTTAGAATTATTCTAAACTAGTGGGACATGAGTTTGGCAACTTGGATGGTTAACCTTTAAGGTGCCAAGCGCTGATCCCTGATCCCTTAAGGTGTTTGGAATTTAAGAGAAGCTTCCACCCAGTAGGGATCTGGGATCAGGGTTCAAGCTGATCGCTGTGGGAATTGACCCACTATAGTCCAGGTCGCGAGCCAATAGATGCGCTGGCCCAGTAAGGTTGCAAACTGAAAGGCCCGCCTGTACAGGACAGCTTGACACTTGATCCTATATAATATAAGATAACAACAGAAAGGAAAAACAATTATGAGTACTAGAAGCAATATAGCAATAGAAGACCCGAAGACAAAAAAAGTAAAAGTAATATATGTCCATAGTGATGGGTATCCATATGGCGTTGGAAAATGCCTGGTGGATAATTACAGGTTACCTGCAATGGCCGCGGAACTCTTTAAGCATGGAGATGCCAGCTACCTGGGAGATACCATTGAAGAGTGTAGTTTCTACGCTCGAGACTGGAACAGAAAAATAGATCCAGCCAAAGAGTATAGAGATGAGTGGATGTTTATGGATGCAATGAAAGGAGATGTATTTATAGAATATATTTATATTTATAAAGATAGCAGATGGTACGTCTCAACTCAAAAACATTATAAAACAAAAGACGGCTACGATAGAGGCGTTTTTATGTATTATACTAAATTTGAGCCTGTGATCATGAACAAGGAATATATCAAATACAAAGACAAACACGAGAAACACGCTGAGGTTAAGATGATCTCACAAATAGGAAACTTGCTTAAGGGTGCAGGGTTCGCAGATGATGATGTTGTAATTCAGGGTGGCAAAGCAAAGAAATCAAACTAATTCCAATCTGTTAGGAATGGACCTGGCGGCAGCAATGCCGCCCGGACCTGTGGGCCTGGCGCTAGAATCCCGCGGTATATGTAGTGGGCAAGCGTCAGGCCCTAAAATTTTTTTAGGGTGGGCCCGCCCGGGAAGCTACAAGCTGCAAGCCCGCAAGCTCTCAAGCTTGACAGGTCCCAAGCTGTAGGATATTATAAGATTTTAAAAACGAAAGGAAAATTATGTTAAAAAAAGAAGCAAGACAAATCACCGGCGGCCTCAGTGCACCGAGCAAGATGCCCGGACCAGCTCACAACCTGCCAGCCTGGCGCTGTATCACAGGTGTGAAGCTGCAAAAGGTCCCTGGCTCAGTGTGTGCCGGCTGTTACGCCATGAAGGGGCGCTACAGATTCAGGAACGTTAAAGAGGCCCTGGAGCGTAGGCAGCAAGCATTGACGGACCCGCGCTGGGTTGATGCGATGGTTACACTGATCACAGGTGAGCCCTGGTTCAGGTGGCACGACAGCGGAGACATACAGAGCCCTGAACATCTCAAAAATATTTTTGAAGTGTGCAAGCGTACACCAGGGACCAGGCACTGGATGCCCACGCGTGAAGTTAAATTTTTAACGCTCATGG